GAAATCGTGTATAAACGCCGCGCCGGCAAGAGCAAGGATCCACGACTAAACAGCAAATACAGCGACGGACTCATAGGATGGCGCAAGCTGCCAATCAGAGCGCAGGAGACCCTCTGGGAATGGGTATACGACGATGAGGATAATCTCCTCGGAATGACTCAAATGCCACCGCCAAGGTACGAGCTCATCACGATACCAATTGAAAAGCTGATAATCTTCAGGACCAAGAGCAGGAAAGGTAGCCCAGAAGGGAAAAGCATTCTCCGTAACGCTTACCGTGACTGGTACTTCAAGCGTAGGATCCAGGAGATAGAAGGAATCGGTATCGAAAGAGACCTGGCCGGTTTTCCGACATTGACAGCTCCGGAAGGAATGAATATCTGGGATGAAGACGACCCGGACATGGTAGCTGTCAGAGTAGCTGCAGACAGAATCGTCCAGAACATAAGACGAGACAGCCTCGAAGGTCTGACGTTACCGTCCGGATGGAAGCTGGAGCTATTAAGCACAGGAGGACGCCGGCAGTTTGATACCAATGCAATCATCGAGCGATACGACACCAGGATAGCAATGACCGTCCTGGCCGATTTCGTTTTATTAGGTCACCAGAAGGTGGGCAGCTTTGCATTATCCAGCGACAAGACGGAACTGTTTGCAATGGCCGTCGGAGCATACCTGGACATCATCTGCGAAACCTTCAACAACAAAGCAATCCCGGCGCTGATTGATTTAAACGCTCAACACTTCGCCGGCATTACCGACTATCCTACCTTGCAACACGGAGACATCGAGAGCGCAGACATTCAAGCTCTGGCTGCTTACATCAAGGACATGACCGGCGTCGGCATATTAGTACCAGACGACCACCTGGAAGACTATGTGAGAGAAGTGGCCGGCCTGCCAGAGAGACTAGACGACAGTATGGCACCGAAGCCAAGGCAGCCTAACAATAAACCAAAAGAAGTAAATCCAGACAAGGAAGCAGATACAGACGACCTGGGAGACCTGGAAGACGATGAGGAAGCCATGAAAAAAGCGAAGGAGAGATTGGGGAGGTATGATTGATGATTAGGATTAGGAAATCAAAACATCACCACCCTGTACTCAAGGCGAAGAAGAAAAACACAGCGGCCGAGAACGTCCTCGAAAAGCTCAATTCATTTCTTGATGCAGCAGAGCCAGAGCCGGTTTATTTCCTAACCAGGCTATGGAACGATCAACAACAGGCAGTAACATACAAGGAGTTACGGGAGGCAATCCAAAACGGATACCTGGACGAGAAGACATTACAAGCATGGCAGCTTGACTATGCCAGCTTTGTCAACGAACACCTGAAGCCCATATGGACAGAAGCCATGATGGCGGCCAATGCAAACCTAATGGCACAACATCCGGATTATTTCTTCGACCCGATGAATCAGGAGGTACTCAAATGGACAAACGAGCATGGAGCTCAGTGGGTATCTTCGGTTTCAGATGAGCAAAAGGAGGCTATATCGGCCATGCTGGATAATTCATTCAGCGGAAATTTCACGGTCGACGAACTGGCCAGAGCAATACGCCCGACAGTAGGCCTGAACAAAACCCAGTCAAAGGCGAACCTCAACTACTATAAGCACATCAAAGATAGCCTACTGGAGAATAACCCAGGCATGAAAGAAACAACAGCTGAGAAGAGGGCGAGAGACGCCGCACAGAAGTATGCAGCCAAGCAGCATAGGCAGAGAGCCTTCACAATAGCAACCACAGAAATGGCATTCGCTTATAACAAAGGAGCTGATGAGGGCATGAAGCAAGCCCAGGCACAGAACCTTATAGGCAAGGTGGTGAAGGTTTGGAGCACAGCAAACGACGAGGGCGTATGTTCAATATGTGGAGGATTAGACGGTACCGAAATAGATATGGATACCGATTTTGATTTTAAAGGCCATACATTATACAGCGGGCAGAAGCAGACACCACCAGCTCATCCACGCTGCAGGTGTGCCGTTCTTTACGTTGAGAAGGAACCACCGAAATATAAAGCAGAGCCGGAACCAGACGTACTACAGACATGGAGCTCACAAGACCAGGTACCCGTACCAGAACCACCAGAACCAGAGGTACCAAAAATACCAGAGACACAGAAAATGCCAAATGGGATGAAATACAACGGCAAGCCGAACCTGGGAGGAACTGGAGAGATCCATTCATACCTTGATGAGCTGGGAGATGAGTGGCTATTTAAACCGGCGCAGAGCAAAAGTGGAAACCCGGAAGCCTTCAGGGCATACGCCCAGGAGGTAGGATACAAAGTCCAAGGCATAGTAGATCCGGACACTGCAGTACCGGTTGGAACAGGGGAACTTGATGGCAAGTTCGGAGCTTTCCAAAAGAGAATAATGGCCGTAGACGACACGGTCGACCTGAGGCATTGGCAATATACCAGCGACCAACTACCACCAGGAGTGGCTACACAGCTTCAGAGAGAACACGTCACAGACTGGCTGCTTGGGAACTTCGACAGCCATGGCGGAAACTTTGTCATGGATGATGCAGGAAGGCTCATAGGATTAGACAAGGAACAGTCCTTCAGATACATCAATCAAATAGGCGGTCAGCAAATGAGTTATACCTACCACCCGAACGCAACCTACGGAGAAACAGAGCCGATTTATAATACCCTGTTCCGAAGGTTTGCAAAGGGAGAGATCGACCTCGACCTACAGGACACACTGACATATATCAAGAGGGTGGAAGCAATACCAGATGCCCAGTACCGGGAAGTATTCAGAGAATATGCAGAGGAGCTACACGGTAAAGGAAAAGCTGCAGAGGATCTTCTCGACCAGATCGTCGAGAAAAAAGGGCGACTGAGAGAAGACTACCGACAGTTTTATTCAGACCTTTTGACCGAGAGAACCGGAAAGAAACAGGCATTTATCTGGGCCGATGAGACAGCGCAGCATATGCAGCAGCCATTGACAGCAGTAACGCACAGCCCGGACGTATTAAAGAAGATGAACACGGCAGAGTTGAAGCAGCTGGCCAAGCAAAAACAGATCCCATACTACAACAATATGAACAAGACACAGCTGGTAACCAGCATATCAGACCCAGTGAAAGCACCAGAGATGAGTGCCCAGGTAAGAGACAGACTGGCAGCCAATGAAACGGCTAGGAGGACAGCAGCAAAGGTACCAATACCACAAAAGGTGAAAGATATATTACCGGCAGATGAGGTATTCAGCAACATGTCAGTACTACCGGACAGCAAACTGGGTGTACCGATAAAGAGCGACAGGGGCAGCGTTGAAGGTCTGAACCTTACCGGACGACGAATGCAATTGTTGGACGACGCGTCCGGAGGCACACACGAAATATACGAGATTTCAGGAAAACTAACAAATGCCACATGGTCAAAGACGTGGAACAAAATGAAGCCGATAGGAGACAGCAACGGAGAATTATTCTTTGAGGCAGCAGACGACGCAAAAAAACTCTATTCTTCTAAGGTCGATCTGGGAACTTCAATACGCACAATGACGGTCACCGATGGAGAAACAACCTTCGAACTTTATATTGATGGCCAGACAAGACAATACAATGGGTGGCGCGGATATTTCAGAATGAGAACGCCAGTAACAGCAGATGGAGCTGCAGATGCAAGGAACATGAAAAATATGCTTCAAAAGCTGGAACTTGACGATTTACTACTGAACCCAGATGCCGAGACAGAGACAATCCTAAAAAAGACTCGCCTCGTATGGCAGAACGCACCGAATCGGATCAAAGAATTAGATGGTTTGACGCCAGAACAGATTCCAACTAAACTGGATATGATAATGAGGCAGGAGGGAATCAACCCGAAGCGTATAAACAACATGAAGATGGTCAAGGTATTTGACGGATACCAGACCTACGTCGAGGAGGGCATAAAGGATACCTACGAAAAGGCAGGCCTTAAATACGTCTGGACAGGATTACCGGATGGAGACGACGTCGTCAAGATCATTCAAAGCCCTGGCCTTTTATCAAATAACAACCGTTTCAAGGCAGGAATGAAGAGAACCGGTGCAAGCCCTGTGGAAGACTTCCGAACCGGAGGCAGCGACAATGTATTCACAAGAATAGGCGTGAAGAACAAAAATAATCCACGCTTTGACGACTGCTATCGAGGAGATAGGTACCGCATTCTTATTGATCCAAAAGAGCTCGAGCGCACGGATTGGTATGCATACGAAGGCGACTCATTCGGAACATCGGAAGCGTCAGAACTGGCAGGCCGCCCCTCACCGGTGGATTTCATAAAAAACATGGCTACGAGTTACCGTAGTGGAAACGAAATCATGTTCAGACACGGAATCACAAAGGAGAGCTTCATCGGCATATCATGCCAGAGCAACTCACTAAGAGCAGAGCTCCTAGAGAAATTCAAGAAGGCAAACATAACTGCAGTAAACGGTATACCAATAAAAGATTTTATAAAGGTGGGATCAACCATATGATCAATCAAAGAGCAGTGTACGTATTCAAACCAGCCGGAGGGAAAGACTTCATCGGGATAGCACTGGATGTACACATTTACGAAGACAGTCTTCGATTTTTCGATACCAACAGAGGCCATGAGATACCAGGCAAGGTTACAGAGGAAACAGAGAAGGGCTTCACCTTCACATCCACCGGAGCCTTACCGGGAGAATGGCAGTTCAAGATACTGACAATCGAAGAGTTCAAGCGCAAATATTACAAGATAGTCGAAGGCGGGCAAACAATGGCAGCCAAACTAAATACCACGGACGACCTCCATCAATGGTATCGGAGGGAGTTCAAGATTTAAGACGAGGGGAAAAACCTCGTCTTTTACTTTGAAAGGAGGTAGATAGAATGATCAAGTTCAGCGATCTGGTGAGCATCAAAAAAACCAAAGTAGAGCCAAAAGCAAGGACACCAGGAGTAGTGAAGGGATGCTTTAAGATACAGAAATCGGATGACGACAAAATGCTGGCATTTGGATGGGCCAGTGTAGCAATCACAGCGGACGGCCAGCAAATTGATGATTATCAGCATGATATCATTGACCCTGGCGAACTCGAAAATGCAGCTTATAACTTTGTACAGTTCTATCGAGATGGTGGCGAAATGCATAATGGGAAAGGGCCTGTGGCAACGCTTGTTGAAAGCGTTGTGTTTACCAAGGAAAAGCAAACGGCTATGGGGATTCCAGATAGTACACTACCGGTAGGATGGTGGATAGGGTTCAAAGTTCTCGATCAGGATGTATGGGAAAAGGTTAAGTCCGGCGAATATCCTATGTTCAGCATTGAAGGCGAGGCCATCAGAGAGGAAGTTCCAGACGAGAACATCGAAGAAAAATAAATATTTTTTTCATTACATGATAAACCAAGGAGCGTCGAGCAATCGGCGTTTTTTGCTTTATAAAACAAATTGGAAAGGAGGGAAGATGCAGCATGCCAACTAAATTGAAAGACTTGAAAATCACGAATGTTGACTTTGTGGACGCCGGGGCCAACCCAGACGCAAACATCCTGCTCTTTAAAAATAAAGAAGGTGCACCAGCAGCGAAATCTATCGTAACCCCTGCGAAAGGAGGTGAAAAAAGCGAGGGAGCAGTAAAAAAATTCTTTTCAACCATCGCAAAAGCCCTGGGTATTGGAAACGAAAACGTCGACCAGGCCATAGAGGAAATAACCAAGGGATATGAGGCCGAAACATTCGGAGAAAAACTGAACGAGCAAAAACGCAGGCAAATAACCAGCCAAATCTGGGATATTTGCTACGCTTTGGAAGAGAGTCTGTGTTCTATCATTTTAGACGACGATGTGGATGAAGCTGATAAGCCAGACCTCATGGAACAGAGCGTGAACGAGTTCAGTGAAGCAGTAAAGGGCTTGATACCAACCTGGGCACAAGGAAAAACCACAAACAAAATCAACAAATCAGAGCAACCCATGACACCCGCAAGGATTGAGATGGCCAAAACAGCTAAAGAAAAGCTGGAGACCATCATAGCAAAAGCGGAACCAACCCCACCGGCTAAGGATCCGGATGGAAACATCATTCAAAAACAAAAAGCGAAAGGAGAAATGGAAGACATGAAGATCGACAAGAGCAAATTGACACCTGAAGAACTTACAACCCTCGAAGCAATCGAGAAAAAGGCTGGCATTCAGGACGAACCCGCACCCACAGGTGACCCTACACCAGCAGATGTGAATAAGGGCGCAGGCAGCCCAGCAGCACCCGCAGCCGGACAGGAACCAGCAGGAGAAGAAGAAGAGGACATCTATAAAGGACTTCATCCTGCAGTAAAGGCAGAACTTGAAAGGCTTCGCAAGTCTGCAGATGCAGCAGAAGACAGAGAGCTGGCTGAGGTAGCCAAGAAATATGAAATCATCGGTAAAAAAGCCGATGAGCTTGTACCATTGTTTAAGAGCTTAAAAGCAGCAGGCGGAAATGCCTACGACCAAATGATCGCCGTTCTTGACGCAAGCGTAACAGCTGTTGAAAAGTCCGGTATCTTTTCAGAGATTGGAAAGAAGGGCAACGGCGAAGCTGATGCCTGGGCAGCACTCGAAAAGCACGCCGATGAGATCCAGAAATCCATGCCAAATATAACGAGAGCTCAGGCTATCGACAAGGCATGTGAACAACACCCAGAACTCGTACATGAATACGAGAATGAGAGATAAAGGAGGAACAATCATGTATCTAAACACGGGAATTAATGACAGCCCGACAATCGTCGGGAAGGCAACATCCGCCATCAACGGCGGGGCATTACTCGCCGCCAAGTTCGATACCGATGGCGGTATAGTGCTGGCCGCAGCAGGAGAAAATGCGGTCGGAATTTTACTGGCAACAACCCCTGACAGCGTCGCTGCGGGCGATGATGTAACGGCCCAAATCAAGGATATTGGACTGTGGAAGACGGGTGCAGCCGTTGCTTTTGGCGCCGAGCTTACCCCGGACGCGAACGGCAAGGCTAAAACCGCAGCAGCTGGCGATTATGTCATCGCCTATGCACTTGAAAAGGCAAATGGCGCCGATGAGGTCATCAAGGTTCAGATCGTCAAGGCCGGCCAGAAGCCAACAATAGCTTAACGAAAGGAGATAACAGATAATGAGCGGAAAAGGAACAAGCATTTCTAATCTTCAGGTAGAAATTGCAAAGGGCTGGAAGCCCAATAACTACCTGACCAACATGAGCATGGCTTACTTTGCGGAGGAAAGCGACTTTGTAGCGCCGTCAATTTTTCCGATTTGCCCCGTGGGCCTAAGCTCAAGCTACTATTACACGTTCAGCAAAGCCGACTTAGCCCGTGATAATGTGCGACGCAAGCCCGCATTTGGCAAAGTTACACCTGCTCTGATGGGCCAAACCGATAACACATACAAATGCGAGGTAGACCAAGTGATCGTCGGAATCGACCAGATCGACGCCTTGAACTACCAGAGAAGTAGAGTCCCAGGAGTAGCAGATCCAAGAAGAGCAAAAGTAAGGTTTGCAACAGAGCAGATGAAGCTCCATCTGGATATTTTATTCGCGCAGAACTTCTTCAAGCCAACTGCATGGGGCAATGTATGGACGGGAGCAGCAGCAGCAGATCCTGCACAAAAGAAATTCCTGAAATTCACAGATGCGAACTTTGACCCTGTTAATTTCTTTGATGCAAGAATGAAGGAAATCAAGCAGAGCGGTCGTAGAAAACCAAACAGGCTGGCACTTGGCGTGGATGCATTCAACGCACTAAAGAACCACCCTGATATTGTGGAAAGAGTTAAGTACACCGGCAGCACAGCAAACCCTGCAATCGTGACAACTGCAGCTCTTGCAGCAATCCTACAAATCGACCAGGTAAAAGTACTTGAAAGTACCTACAACGCTGGTGGAATTGGCAAGGAAGATATGCAGTTTGTCTGCGCAACCGACGGAGCGCTTCTTTGCTACGCAACAGACAACCCTGCAATCGACGAGCCAAGCGCAGGTTATATCTTTACATGGGATATGCTGGGCAACGGCCAGTACGTAGCACTTGATCAGTACGATGGTGAGAATGGAACTCATTCAGAGTTCGTGGAAGGCTTAATGAGCACCGACATGAAGAAAACCTCTGATGATTTGGCGATTTACTTCGACCAATGCGTATAAAAGGAGGAGAAGCACAGATGAACGGTTACACTTGCACTAAAGCGTGCACATTTGGAGGCGTCACTTATTCAGTAGGTGACGCCATTCCTTTTGAAGCCGTTCTTCCAAGCCGTGAAAAAGCATTAATCAAGCAAGGGCTTATTGCACCGGCAATCAACCTCGAAGAATTGCTGAAGGAAAATAAAGCCTTACAAGCAAAGATAGCGGAGTTTGAAAAAGGTACTACAATAGCCCATGAATCACCCACGGGAGACAAAAACGAGCAAAACAGTATTGCTATACCAATCACAACCAAAGAAGGCGTCCTGAAGCTCGTAATGACACCAGATGACATTATAAAAGCGGTAACGACCATGCAGTTAAATGCAGAGGATGCAGCCAAGGCGGTGGGTGAGATTGAAAAAGAAGAAACCCTAATATTAATTGACGCGTTGGACACAAGAAAAACCGTCAAGACAGCAATCACAGCAAGGGTGGAAGAGATGAAAACCGGTAAGGAAGGCGGCAACAAGGAGGACAAAGGCCAGGGTGATGCGTAATGCCAGAGAAAAATTATACGTACGACCCGGCTAAAATCAGTGAAAACGGCAAAGACAGGATGCGCTTCGAACTTGGTGACACCATGGTAGATGGAGGATCCGAAACAACAGCCCTCACAGACGAGGAAATAACTGCAATATTAGACATGTACCCGAATCGATGGAAAAGAGCAAAGCTGGCACTTGTTGAAAGTCTATGTCGGCGCTTTTCTTACGAGGTAGATACCAACATCGGGCCACTTTCCCTGGGGCTGCAAGGGCGTGTAGAGACATGGAGAGAAATGTACAAAGAACTGAAAGCTGAGATAGGAGGCTATGCAGTACCGAGAGCAAACCCAGATGCAATTGGCGGCAGTCCTTACTTTTATGCTGGAATGATGGATAACCCAGCAGCCGGAAGCAAGGAAGGTGGCGGTAATGATGTACCTTAGACCAGGGAACCTTTATAAGGATTTTACAATTGAGAAAAAAGGAACAACCATAAACTCTCGAGGAAGAGCCCAAAGAAAGTTCAATAGTGAGCCAGCAGAACAAATAAGAGCTGTACTGGCGGAAGCAAAACCACAGGAGAAGGAGCGATGGCGGCAGCTTCAACATCCGATAAGTCACACCCTAGTCCAAAAAGGAGCCCCAAAGGCGTCGACGGAAGACCGTCTGGTCTTTGGAGAAAGAATATTCTTCATCCAGGGGATAGATGAGCCTGGTGCCTTGGGACTTTGGACGATTTACTACGTGGAGGAACGGTTCGATGGCAATGAACATTAAACCGGAAATTGACAAACTGGTAGACCAAATCAATTTTGAAGCAAAATCGAGAGCTTTCAGAGCCGCCAATGAGCTCCGAAATTCAGCACTTACAGTTCTACGAGGGCAACGTTCCGGTCGTGTTTATAAACGGCCATTTTCAAGAAGCAAATACACAGCTTCAGCACCGGGGGAACCGCCTGCAGTAAGAAGCGGTGATCTCCGTAGGAGCTGGAGGCAAAGAACAGCGTCGGAAAGCACAGGCAAAAGCCTGACAGTGAAGCCAGCAATCACAACCGATGTTAAATATGCACCATGGCTTGATGAAGGTACCGATAAAATGGAGCCGCGTCCATTCGAGGATCCAATTATCGAGGACGCAAAGCCCAAGATAAAGGCAATCTATAGCGAGCCATACCTGAACAAATAACGAAAGGAGGGAAGCCATGCCGTTAATTAAAGACAATGTCGAAAAGATATTTGATACAGCCAGCGTACACAAAGGTGACCTGATCAGAGCACAGTATAGCGGATGGGATGAGCCAAGAAATGGCATTATTACAGCGGTGAGCGAAGAAAAGCTGACCGTTTTATTTTTGCCCGGGCTTGGTAATGTTACGAATTATTTCGCAATACTCGCCACAGAGGTTCAAGCGGGCAAGTGGGCAGTAAGATGGACAACTGACTTTGTGACGGTAAATACGGAAGGCATTACATTATGACACTGGAAGACTTGATTTATAACCGGCTCATCCAAAGAACGGAACTAACCGAAAAGCTGGCGCGGTTTGAAGACGTTCCGGCGGTATTTTACCAATCACCACCGGGAGATCAGGCAAGTGGATGGAAGAGCAAACAACAATACCCACGGCTTGATTTTATTGTGGATCTGCAGGCCAACACAGAGCGGCAGACGTCCGGGTTAATGACCCTTAATATTTGGTGTAACGAGGCTGGTATACAGCCAGAGGAAATAGAGCCAGAGGTGCAAAATGCCCTGCGTGATATTTTCATGCAACCGACAAATCAACCGCCATACTGCCTCCGATGGATAAGGTCGGACAACTTCGAACTAAAGAACAGCACCGTAAAAGGTACACACATAATCGGGGTAACCACTCTATTTGACGTGCTGGCATTCCCAAATCAGGAAACTACAGATCCAGATCCGGTAATGGCCATGAACCAATTTATCAGAGAATGGGAGCCGAAGGCAGTAATAATTGGAGCCGATCCATTACCGGATTATTTCATGGCCAACGATAGGAAGCCAGCATTTTATTTCAGGCTTGCAACTCTTAATTTAGAACGAGAGACAAACACTGTAGCATGGATGAACGCAAGCATAGCCGGCCATATCTTCGCACCTACAGCAGAAGCAAGGCTTAAGTGGCTGAAATACATCATAGACACGCTGTCACGTAAAGGAGAAGTCACCATGCTGGACACCTCGCCAATGTTTATCAGGAGCATAAAGGCGGACAGCGCGGTAGATTACTTGGCAACGGGACAGCTGCAGCTTAATGTGCGTTTTGGGATACTGCGAAGACCGAAATACGCACACACGATTAATACGGCATATAGGCAGCAGACAAAGTAACTATAGAAATAACGACAAGGAGGTTTAATCTATGGGCGAAAGCACAAAGAAAGCCCCTTCCCAGGAACCGACAATCCAGGAAACCGAATACACGGTGGAAGAGCTCGCAGCAGCAGTGGAAACCGTAATCGGGAAAGGGATAATGCCTGAATGCGTTATAGCAGCCTTCCGCGTGGCAGGCGTCGAAAAAGCCACGAAAACAGAGGCAAAGAAAATCGTAACAAAATATTTGACAAAGGAGGTCAAGTAGTATGCCAGGAATATTCACAATTGGAGAAACCAAGGCCAGGCCAGGCGTTTATACCAGATATGAGAACGCTGGTGGAATACCGCCGGCTGGTGCAATCAATGGCATAGGCGCTGCTGTCGTAAAGGCCAACTGGGGCCCGCTTAATCAACTCATCGAATTTGATGGAGCAAACGCAGTAGCTCCGGTATTCGGAACAGCGCTGACAGTTGATACAATTACTGAAATGTTTGCAGGCGGCTGTAGGAAAGTAAAAGCCGTAAGAGCTGGCGCAGGAGGAACAGCAGCAACAATCACACTGAAAGATGATGCAGCCGTGGGCGTTGATGCAGTTAAAATCACTGCAAAATATGTAGGCGATAGAGCCTTCAGTGTGACAATCAGAGACAGCCTTTTGAATTCCGAAAAAAGAGAATGCATTATTTATGCAGGAACTACGGAATTCGAGAAGGTGGAGTTTAAAAAGGGCACAGTTGGAGGTGGAGAGCCTGCTGCTTTAGTAGCTGCATTTGCCAACAGCAAAAACTTCATAGCAGTAAAGGTAGCGGATGGAACCAAGGTGCTGGCAAGCGTAGCACAATCCACAATGACATCAGGTACAAACCCAAATGTAACAACCGCCGAATATAGCACAGCATTTAACATCCTGGAAGCAGGGAAATGGAATGTTTTGTGCGTCGACACGGAGGAAACCACAGTGCATGCGCTGGTTCAGCCTTTCATTCAGAGGATTTACCTCGCAGGAGCTACACCAATGGCCTGCATTGCAGAGACAAAGGAAGTAGAGCTTGACACTAGGATGGATCATGCAGCAGCGTTTAACGACGAGAAAATGCACTATGTCTTGAATCCAGCATATGACATCAGCGGTAAACTTTACGATGGGTATAAACTGGCAGCAAGAATCGGAGGCATGATTGCAGCCGTAGCTTCAAATACAAGCCTAACTCACACAGTAGTAAGCGGGTTCACAAGCCTCGCAGAACCGCTGACAAACAGTCAAATCGAAAAAGCACTGGCCAAAGGATGCATCGTTCTAACCGTGAATGCAAGCGATCAAATTTGGATTGAGAGCGCTATTAATACCCTAATCACACCAAGTGGAAATCAGGATGCAGGGTGGAAGAAAATCCGCAGAACCAAGACTAGGTTTGAGCTTATGGACAGAATTGTGGCAACCACCGACCCGCTTGTCGGCAAGGTGAACAACGACAGCGACGGTAGAGCAGCATTCATCGCAGCAGCCCAGGGCGTTGTTAATACAATGATCGGTGAAAAGAAGCTACTGGAAGGTGGAACGGTCTATGAAGATAAAAACAATCCGCCTGCAGGCGACAGCGCATGGTTCATTATAGCTGTCGATGATATCGACAGCATCGAAAAAGCATACCTGACATTCAGGTTTAGATTTGCGCCAGCGGCGTAAGAGAGGAGGATAATGCATGTTTAATAATAGTTCACCAATAGATACAAGAAAAGTGCTTACCGGCAAAGACGGTGCTCTTTTCAATGACCAGGGTGTCATGCTGGCAACAGTTGAGACATTCCAGACCCAGGTCAACGTGACAAACGCAAAATATCAGCCTTTAGGCGATGCACAGGAACACGAAGTATTCCAGTCTTATGGTGTAACCCTAACATTCACTGAAACGGTGATTTCAGACGAGCAGTTCATTTCTGAATTGTTTGCAGCCATGAAATCTGGTGTGATGCCATCCTGGAACTTCCAAGGTGTGGTTAATGGCCGCAACGGCAGCCAGCAGCGTATGATTTACAGACAATGCGTGCCGAGCGGAACAATCGATCTGCAGAACCTATCCGTAGGAGACATAATCAAAAGGGCATGGAGCCTTTTTGTTAATGATCCACCGGAGCTTCAGAGCTTGCTGACGGCTTAAGAAGCTGGAAACGTAGGCATACAACTAAATCAACGGCCGTCCTACAAAACACCATGGGCGGCCTATTTTTATTTTAAGGAGGATAACAAAATGGCTACTGAAAAGACCAAAATAGACGAAATCGAATTGACCGAAGAGGAGAACAAAGGGCAGCTCCGCACATACGAAAATGATATTCTGAAAGGATTGCTGGCTGCAGCAAACTACAAGACCGAGGAGGACAATATACACCCGGTAGAAATTGCGAGAAACGGCGTCGTTCTAATCAAGTTTCATATTAGACCTTTGAGCGAGGAAGAGTATCAGACGTGCAAAGAGAAGAACACCAAGTATGTCCGCAACAAGCAACTAGGGATCAAGTTCCCAGAGGATACTAACAGCGTGAGATATAGGAGCGCTCTAATTTACCAGGCGACCGTGGATGAGGACAGAGAGAAGATATGGAACAACAAGGACGCATGGAAGGAACTCAACGTATTAAACGGCATTGACCTGATAGAAAAAACACTGCTAGCAGGCGAGAAGGATGCCGTACTCGAACTCGTGGATAAAATCAGTGGTTACACAGCAACTACGGAGGAAGTAGCAAAAAACTAATTGAGGCCGGAGGAACGGCCACGCTGCTCCATCATATATTCCAGCGGACGGGGCTGCCTCCGGACGAGGTTATGGCAAAACCACCAGGAGTACGAGCTTTTATGTTAGCCTCTATGCGCGTGCAGCTCGAAGCTGAATCAAACAGAAAGGAGGAAGACTAATGGCAGCTGAAACATTTCGCATTGAAATACCTATCCATGTCGAGGACAATACAGACCCCGGCGTCTCCCAGGCGACACGCAAAATGAATGGATTTGACAAAGCAAACCAAAAAACGCAGGAACGCCTGAACCAGATGAACAGAACCAAATACCAGGTTGTTCTTGATGCCATGGATAAGGCATCAAGCGTAATCGGCAAGGTTTCATCCAAGACACGCAGCATAGCCGGTAAAACGGTCAGCTTCACTGTTAAAGTGATTGACAAGGCAATGGCACCATTAAAGGCAATATGGAACTTCGCGACATCCATCCAAGGTGCGATACTAGGAGCTTCTGGTGCATTTGCAGGCATATACAAGCCGATGGATATCGCTGGCGATTTTGAGCAAACGCAGATTGCATTTGCAACTATGCTTAAAAGCGCTGACAAAGCGGACAAATTTATGAAGGAAGCTTCGGATTTTGCGAACAAAACACCGTTTGAATTCCCTGAGCTGATTAACAGCAGCAAGCTGCTTCTTGCATTTGGATTTGACGCAAAGGATGTCCTAAATACACTGAGTACCATTGGCGATGCTGCCAGTGGTCTGGGAGCCGGATCAGAAGGAATCGACAGAATCACAAGGGCACTCGGACAGATGAAAGCAAAAGGCCGGGTACAAGCAGAAGAACTCCTACAGCTTCAGGAAATGGGAATACCGGCCAACCAAATACTTCAGGAAGAGCTCGGGCTTACCGCAAACCAGGTCGCCAATATCGGTAAAGAAGGTATCGAATCAGGAAAAGCAATCGATGCATTATTACGTGGTATGGATAAGCGCTACGGCGGCATGATGCAGAACCAATCCAAGACAGCAAAAGGTATGATTTCAACTTTAAGTGATACCTTCAAAAACGGACTTTTAAGACCATGGGGGCAAGGATTATGGGAAGGAGTCAAGCCGGGCCTCGAAAAAGTAACAACATGGTTGGACGAGAACAGTGAAACTGTAGCGGCGTGGGGAGAAGCCTGGAAAAAAGCAGGAGCAGACATATCTAAATGGGTTATGTCGAAAATAGAAAATCTTCAAAGCAGAATACGAAAAATGACGAACTCCCAAGAATGGAAAGATGCTCAAACATTTGGAGCTAAAATGAAGATCTCATGGGACAAAATAATTGCAGAACCATTTAGCCAATGGTGGAATTCAACCGGGAAGGCCTGGCTTTCAGAGAAGGCAAGCAAGATAGGTGAAGGAATAGGCTCTGGCATTACAACAGGGCTTCTTGCACTATTAGGGATCGATGTCAGTGCTACTGTACAGGAAGGCAAAAGCGTAGGTGGAGCTTTTATTAAAGGCTTTACAGAAGGGTTTGATACAGAAAAGATAACAGAAGCACTAAAGACCTGGGCCAATAAGAATAAGGAAATTGTAGCGGCACTCGGAGTTATTATCGGCGGGAAATTAATCAGTGGAATTTACAAAGGAGTAAAAGAAGCCAATAAACTATTCACCAAAATTAAAAACATTTTTGGAAAAGGTAGCAAAGATGGAACCTCAACAGGAGCAGGAGAACCATCGGCATATAGCACAGACACAATGACCGTTACAGCTTCAGTGGTCTACGTTTATGGCAAGGCAATACAAACTCCGAGTGGAGGAGCACCAGGAGGAGCCATACCAACAATATTACCACCGGTAGGAGGCTCACCAAGTCTACCACCGGGACAACCGACATTAGCACTTCCGGGAGCGACAGGAGCAGCCAAAGCCACAGGTAATGTAATAAACACCGTGAAACTTTCAAATGGCACTTACGCAGCTTCAGGAGGAGCACTAACGACAGGGCTGGCCACAACAGGCGTAGCACTTGGAAGTGGAGCAAGCACCGCAGGAGGAGCTGCAGCAGCAGGAACTTCAGGAATAATCGGAGGTTTACTCGGCCTTCTTGGAATAGGATCTGGAGCCGTGGATATTTACCATGGTGCAAAAAAGACCGGTAAGGAAGCAAAGGATAAATACTGGCAGGGTGGCACAAAGGTAGGCATGGTAGGCACAGGAGCCGCAGCAGGAGCCGCGATAGGCTCGGTAGTTCCAGTAGTAGGAACTGGCGTCGGAGCGCTTGCAGGAGCCGGAGTAGGTGGTGCAGCTGCACTATTCGGAGGGGATAGGGCAGGCAAAGCTCTATCAGATGCCACTGATGAAAAAGGATCAATCAAAAAATGGTGGGACGGAACAAGTGAAGCTGTAGGTGGATTTTTCACAGAAACGCTTCCAACATTTTTTACCGAAAGTATTCCAGGAGCAGCAAGTAAAGCTGGAAGCGCAATAGCAGAGTTTGCAACAAATACGGGAGATACAATCGGAGGATTTTTCTCGGATACTTTACCAACGTTTCTTACAGAGCAAGTCCCATATGCAGCTGGATATGCAACAGGAGCAATCGAGACATTTTTCACAGAAACACTTCCACAAGGATGGGACAGTATGTGGAATTCAGTAGGAACATTCTTCACGGAAAGTATTCCGACATGGTTCGGGGACATTTCAACATCCATAGGAGACTGGTGGACAGGGACAATGATACCAGGGTGGAATGGCCTATGGTCATCAGTAGGAGGTTTCTTCACGGAAACTGTACCAACATGGG